CGAGCAGCGCGCGCACCATCGGCGCCGAGAACAGAATCGGCCGCCATTTCATGCGGTGCCCCCGGTGGTCGGCTTGAGCATCCCGTCGGTGTTGAGACCGCGCAGCAGCTGGCGCAGTCCTGCATCGAAGGCACCGCCGCCAGTGCCGGCCGGTTGCTCGAACTCCTCCTCGTAGGCGCGCAGCAGCTGGTCGCAAACCGGGTAGACCTCGAGCACCCGCGCGAGCGATTCGATCTGCGCGTCGAGCCCGGCGACCTGGTGGTCGATCAGTTCATGAAATAGGTTCTGCGTGCCGGCCTTCGTGCGCACGCGGCGCCGGCGCTTGAGCAGGGCCTCGCGGCGTTCTTGCGCCTGCTGATGCCGTGCTCGGGTGACTTGCGCGGCGTTGGCCAGGTCGGCCGAGACTCGCGCGATGATGCCCGCGGTCGAGAAGAACGCGACGCTCTCGATCACCTGTCGAAAGTGCACGATCAGGCACTCGCGCGCGAGGCGGTCGATCTGCAGCGCGCCGCCGGCGAGCTCGTCGTCGTATGCCGCCCGCCGCGCTGGGTCGAGCAGGGTTTCGCGCGCAGCGTTTATGGCCTGCATGTGTTCGAGGCTGCCGCCATCCTTGTCCGGGTGCGCACGTTGCGCGAGCGCGCGGTACGCGATCCGGATGTCTTCGGCGGTGGCGTCGCGGCCGACCCCGAGGGTTTCGTAGTGGTTGGCGGCTGTCATTTGCTGGGCCCTTCGATGGCTGGGAGGAGTCCGGTGGTGCGGGCTGGCTACTGCAGAGCGCCAGAATGCGCGTCGACGAACGCCGCGGTCGGGTCGGTGGTCGTGCCGTTGACGGCCGGCGGCTTCGGGGCCTTCGGCTTGCGGCCGCCGCGCTTCGGCTTCTCGTTCACGGCCGGGCCGGATTGCTCAGCGTCGCCGGCGGCGGGTTCGCTGGGTCCGCTTGCGGCGGCCGCGCCGGCGTCGTCGCCTTCGGTGCCGGGGAAGGGCCAGTTGTCGCCGCGCTGGGCCTCAGCCGGTGGCGGTGCGTCCGGCGCGTCCGGGTGGTCGCGCCTGAACGCGTCCACCGTGCCGTCGATCGGCTCGGCCACCTTCGGCCCGGTCAAGGTGATGGGCACCTCCTGGTCCATCATCATCGCGAGCTGCCCGATCGCGCGCTCGTCGATCTTGCTCGTGCCGATCCTGAAGCGCAGCTCGACGGTCCCGCCTTCGCAGAGTTCCACAATGCGCAGCTTGTCGAGCTTGCAGTCGGTCAGCACGACGGCCGTCGTGTCGTCGATGCCGTACTTCACCGACAGGCGCCATCCGATGAACTCGCCCTTGATGGCGATCGTCCCGAGCGCGACCGAGCGCAGCTTCGGGAAGTGCGAGACCTTCGCCTCTTCGATCTCGAGCTGCCCGGTCTCACTCTCCACCGAGCGGTAGAGCATTTCGAGCAGGCCGGCGTCGATGTCGTTCAGGACCGTGTTCGGCCCCTTGTACTTGAGGCCGATCGAGAGCGCCGGGGTCTTCTCGTCGCCGTGCATTTCGCGGCGCGGGGTCACGCTGACGATCGTCACCGGGGTCGGGGTGGTCAGTTCGAACATGGAGGCCTTTCGGGGTGGGTGGTGATGGGTAGCTGATCAGCGGCCGGCCAGTTCGGCGTCGCGCTTCTCCCAGATCGCGCCGAGCCGGATCCGTGCGTCGTCGTCTTCGATGCTGCGCAGCTCGTCGGCCAGAACCGCCAGCGTGTCGCGGTCGCTGCAATCCTTGAGGCGCTTCTCGAACGCGGCCTCGCTGAACACCGGCGCGCCGGCGGTGGCGCGGCCTCGGCCCTGTGCCGGCGCGCGGCCAGCGGGTGGTGCGGGTGGCGGCGGTGCGGCGTTCTTCGCGGTGGCGGCGCCGGCCTGGCCGCGGGGCACGACCTCGCCCTGCTCGTCAGGTGCACCGAAGTCCATCGTCTCGGCCGGCTGGTGCGGCAGTGCCGGCGGCTCGATGCCTTCCTCGACGACGGCGCGCGCCACGTCCGGGTCAGTCATCGCGCGCAGGTCGAGCGCTGAGGTGTCGCCGGTGTTGTCGATCTCGGCGGCGGCCATCAACGCGTCGCCGCTGGCGATGGGCAGCTGCTTCGCGTGTTTCTTGATCGCCGACTTTGCCGCCATGTCGTCGGCCCACATGACCCAGGGCGTTTCGGCGAGGTTCTGCTCGGCCCGGGCGCGGGCCTTCGGATCCTCGGCGGTCTCGATCGCGCGCAGGAGCGAGCGGTAGGTCTCGCTCTTGCTGCGGATCTTCTCGATCTCGTCGAGCGGGAGCACGTAGGCCGATTCGCCACCATCGCGCAGGCCCACGTAGGAGAAGGCGCCGATCAGCGTGCCGCGGTTGGCGAGCGCCTTCGAGTAGCGCAGGAAGGCCGACGACCCGAGCTGATGCTCGAAGGTGTCACCCTCGTGGATCGCCTCGGCGGTCAGCGATTTGATGTGCGGCGAGCGGTAGGCCAGCGTCACGAAGCCGCGGGCGCCGATCTGGAACTGGCAGTCGTACACGTCGACCCAGTTGTTGCCGACCTTCGCGCGGCGCTTGTACGGGATCAGGAACGCCTGCTGCTGCACGGTGTTGGGTTCGAGGCCCAGCGCGGCCGAGGTCATCATCGCGCCGAGCACCGTCTGCGGGTCGCACTCGGCCAGCTTCGGCGCTTTCTTGACCGCGTTCACGCAGAGCCGCAACATCCGGTCGGCGCTCATGAATTTGCCGGCGACGGCGGCAATGCCGGCGTGCACGCGCTTGTCGTCGAGGTAGTCGAGGATGGTCCGCGGCCTGGTCTGCACCTGGCCGGTCGCTACTGCCTTGAGTCCTGCTGCTGTCATTGGGGCGGGTCCTGTCGTTGGGTGGTGGGGCGGGGGTTGCTCTTCACTTGCGGTTCACGAAGCGCAGCACGCGCTGCACGCCGGTCTCGGCGAACATCGCGAACCAGTCCGGGTGTGCGGAGCGAAAGGCCTCGATGTCGAGGCGCGTCGATCGCTGGCCCTTCCACGACATCAGCGGCCGGCCGTTGCGTGTCAGCCAGGTCCGCGGCTTCATGTAGTTGCCGATCTCGAACGTCAGCGCGTCGTCGATCTCCTTCAGGCGCTTGATCTCGTCGCGCGTCTTGCGCAGGCGCTCGACCTTGTCGGCGATGTCCTGCGTCGCCTCGACGGCGCCGCCGTCGTCGACTGGAAACAGCGCCTTGATGTCGTCGAAGTCGATCGGGTTCGGCGCGCGGTTGGTCCGCACGTGGTCGAACCAGAAGCGCACGAGGCGCTCGCGCATGCCGGCGATCGTCTCGTCGTCGCGCACGGTCCAGAAAATGTCAACCTCGTCGAAGCTGCGCAGCGCGGCGACCAGGCAGTACCGGCGGCCGGTGACCATGAGCCCGTGCATGAACTGCGCGGCGTACTCGATCGGTACGTCTTCGGTGTCGACGTCGCCCCACTTCTGGCGCGCGAACCCGCTCACGCTCTTCGCGTCGGCGTTGATGTGTTCGCCCTTGAACTCGACGATCTGCGAGCCGATCACGGCCGAGCCTCGAACCAGCAATTCGAAGTCAATTTCGGCGCGGAGGAACTCGTGCTCGGGGTCGGTGTACCGCGCGTTGATCCGCACCAGTTCGACGTCGAGACCCTGGTCGCGCAGCTTGTCGATCACCATGTCGCGAATGAACGGTTCGAGCTTGTGCCCACGGTCGAACATCCGCTGCCGCGCCTGCGTCACCTTCGGCGCTGGTGCGCGGCCGGTCTTCTGCTGCCAGAGCTCGACGGGCGTCGCCCACGGGCTGAGGCCCATCACCGCGGCCGCATCGCTGCCGCCGAGGAACTGCGAGCGGTCGACGTCTTGGTACACCAGCGCGACGGCGCCGGCGGCGGGGTCAGCGAACAGGTCAGCGGCCATCGGTCAGTCTTCCAGGTCGATCAGCGAGATCCGCAGCTCGTCGCGCAGCGCGCGCAGCGCTCGGGCGCGCAGTTCGTCGCGCTCGCGAAGGCGGCGGATCCATTCGAGCTCGGTGTCGCAGCTGCGGATCTGCGCGCGCACGTGGCGGCGCTTGAGCCAGCGCGACATCGCGGCGAAGGGTGAGGCGGCCAGGCGCAGCGCGGTGTTCATGCCCAACCCCCCGCGATCAGAAGGAGGAAGAGCGCGAAGCCGATCGCGATCGCCCAGTCGTCCCAGCGGTGCCACGTCTTCATTCGGTGCGCTCCTCGTTTGGTGTGCTGAGGTCCTGCCACGCGCGCAGCGCGAGGTGCACGGACAACGCGACGACGGTGATCCCGAGGCACACGTAGGCGAAGGCAAAAACCAGCTCCTGCGCGGTCAGCCCGTTGATGCAGGTCAGCGGCATCGGGCGCGCTCCTCGACCGCAGCGTCGGCGAACTTGAAGGCGGCGCGCGCGGCTTCCGCGGCCTCGCCTTCCGGGTAGTGCTGTGCGATCGACGCGAGCACGTGCGCGGCGTAGAAGTCGCGCACGGTCAGTTCGCGGATCACCAGGGTCTGGCCGCGCGCTTCCGCGCTGGGCGGGCGCATGGCCAGTTCTTCGAGGCTCGGGAGGAGCTTGTCCATCGGCGCGGCCTCGCGTCAGAGGTCGGCCGCGCGGCCGAGCAGCGCGGCGACCAGCAGACCGGCGCCGGACCAGAGGAGGAGGGCGGCGGCGATGCTCATCCGCGGCCCCTGGCGGCGGTGAACTCGCCGAAGTCGCTCTCGGTCACCTCGGCGACCGGGATCGGTTCGTCGATGCGCTCGACCGTGATGTGCACGCGCCCGGCCCACGCGATGAACTCGGCCGCGCCTTTGTGGCTGAGGATCAGGTCGGCCAGCGTCATCGACTGCCGGGCCTGCGGGTGCTGGGTGGTTGCGTCTGCCACGTCGGGTTCCCCTTCTGCGCTTCAACTGCGAAGCGAGTGGGGAGAATGTAGCGCGGCGCTAAGCGCTTGGCAATAGTGCAGCGCTAAAAACTTCGGCACCCTGTTGGGGGGGATTTACCCTTGTTCCCGCGATTCGGGGGACGTTTCAGCGCGGCTGATTGCGGCATAACGCTCACTGCTGGTGAAACGCTGGGAGGCGGCCTTGGCAGATCAGGAGCACGACTATGGGGCGGCACGGATGGTTGCCGACCGGCACAATGGGCTGGCGGTGGTCGAGATCAGGGGGCTAGTTACGCCGGCAATCTCGCTGCAGGTGTTGCGCGACAACGCGTCTTTTGTGGAGGCGCACAGGGTGGCCGGTCAGGTCGCGGTGTACTCGGGGGCGGCGCTGGCCATCACTCCGGAATCAATGCTCAGGAACGCGAAGATCGCGAGGGCCGAGGCGCCGGAGATCGCGCTGCCGACGGCCATCGTCGCGCCGCCCGACGCGTTCGACATGTGCCGCCGCTACTGCGCGCTTATGTGCGAGGCGGGATTTTGGCGCCGCGCATTCCTGAGCTACGAGGAGGCTCTGCAGTGGGCGGCAGAGTACGCGGCGATTCGAGAGGAGCTGCTGGCGCAACGCCGGCCACCGCGGATTGCAGCTGATCCATTACCCGAAGAAAGAGCACGTCGCGCGGCTCCCCGGGCGGCAGTCTGTCGAAGGCCGCGGCGAGCGCCATAGCCGCACGCGTCGGGCCCTGTGCGTTCGGTGTGACTGCCATCAGTTCGCGCAGTGCCGCGGCCTCGACGGCCCCGCGCTGGCGTTCGCTGAGTGACTCGAAGCGGCGGCGATCGAGCAACTCGAACGGCCAGAACGCGGGGTCGTGGTCCATCCAGCCGCGAGGCTTGCCCATCGCGAGCTCGATCGCGCGCGCCAGGTCGGAGCCCATCGACATCGGTGCGCCGGTCTTGGTGCCCCTGTTGGCGGCGGCGATGTTGTAGAGCTGCGCGCTCCGCGCATTGGTGCCGCGGCGGCGGTTGATCTCTGCCAGGCCGCCGAGGTGCTCGACCTCCTGCCGCAGCTCTTCGAGTCGCAGGCGCCGGATCTCTTCGATCGTTCGCATGGCTGGATTGGACCCTACCGGGTGTTCCCTGAGGCTTAGCGCGGCGCGTTGCTTTTTGTTTAGCGCTGCGCTATTCTGTGCCCGCTATTGGCAACCACCGAGAGACGACGGCAACCGATGAAGCTCCACGAATACCTCAGCCAAGAGCCGGGACGCGGCGCCAAGCTGGCGCGCGAATCAGGCAACCCGCAACCGTCGATCTCCGGCTGGAGCACTGGCAAGGTGCCGTGTCCCGTGCACCGGCGGCCCGGTATCGAGCAACACACCGGCGGCGCCGTGCCCTGCGAAGAGTGGGGCGACGATGTGACTTGGTGCCGCGTGCCGGATCCGTCATGGCCCTGGCATCCGGACGGCCGCCCGACGATCGACGTCACCCGCGCGCAGGCGCGTCCGGCGGCGCAGGCGGCGTGATGCCGCCGTTCCGAGTGACGGTGATCGCCGACGCGGTGCGGGCGTTGATCGCGACGCTCATGGTCGAGGACATGGAGCGGCTTGCGGCGGTCAGCGCTTCGCGCCGCGCGCTTGTTGAAGGCGCTACCGGCGCGGCAGAGGGGTAGGCCGTGCGCATCTACCTCAGCGGCCCGATGTCCGGTCTCCCCGACCTCAACTTCCCGGCCTTCACCGAAGCGGCCGCCCGGTTGCGCGCTGTCGGTCACGACGTCGTGAACCCGGCCGAGCTGGTCAGCACGCCGGGCCTTCCCTACGGCGAGTGCATGCGGATCGACATCGCCGCGCTCGTCACGTGCCAGGCGCTGGCCCAGCTGCCCGACTGGAGCCAATCGCGAGGCGCTGGCGTCGAGTTCGCGGTGGCGCGCGCGATCGGTATGCGCATCGGCTCGGTTGATGACTTCCTGCAGGACTCCTCCCCCGTCGATCTCATGGTCGACGGTTCTGCCCCGGCACCGGCTCGCGCTGGTGCCGGGGTTCTTTCTTCCGAAGAGTGAGCGAACGAATGTGCACATGCATGCAGTGTCCGCGGCCCGGTGTCCGTCGCCGTCCGACGACCGGTGACGGGCTCGGAAAGGCCTCGAAGTGACCGGCGCGCTATTCCACGAGACCCTGGCCGACGCGCTGCGCGAGTGCATCGTCGCCTGCGGTGGGCTGAAGGCCGTCGGCGTCAAGCTGTGGCCGGAGAAGGACGCCGACCACGCGGGCCGGACGCTGGCCGATTGCCTGAACGATGCCAAGCGGGACAAGCTGTCGCCCGAGCAGGTGGTGCTGATCCTGCGGATGGCTCGCGCGCACGGGTGCCACGCCGGGATGGCTTTCATCTGCCGCGATCTCGGCTATTCGGATCCGCAGCCGATCGAGCCTGAAGACGAGCGCGCGGCCCTGCAGCGGCAGTTTATCGAGTCGACCGCGCTCCTGCTCAAGATGGCGGGCCGGATCGAGGAGCTCGCGCGGCCCGTGGTGCACCCGAGGCGCGCGGCATGACCGTCGCCGAAGTCAACCAGCAGGCCGCCGAGAAGCTGGCCGAGCTGCTGCCTCGACTGGGCTACCTGCGCGCGCGGGTGTTGCCGGACGGCAGCGTGGCGGCGGTCTCCGACCTGGCGTTCACGCGGGCGATCTACCTCGGGTGCACGGCCGACGGATGGGCGGCGCGGTATTGCTTCGCCAACTACGCGCTGGCCGATCGCCGCTTCTCCGAGCTGCAGAGCGAGGACGACAAGCCCGAAGGGCACACCGCGGCGAGGTTCATGTGATCGAGCGGCTCGACATCGACCAGGTGCAGGACGGCGGCGAGTCGGCCGTTGTCGAGGGGCAGGCCTGAGCATGCAGCAACCCTCGACCACGCGCTGCAAGCCTGGCGACCTCGCGATGATCGTCGCGGCCGATCCGGGCACGCCGACGGCCGACCTCGGGAAGATCGTCCGCGTCGTGCGGGCCGGCAGCGACTGGAGTGCGTTCGGCGACTGCCGCATGCATTGGCTCTGCAACACGTTGGGGCAGCGGCTGCATGTGCAGCTTGATCAGTGGGCGATGTTGTCCAACGGCCGCGACCCGGTCGAGTTTCCGGACGCGCATCTTCGGCCGATTCGCGGCCCGCTGGCCAGTGCGGCGCAGGACATCACGACTCCGAAGCATGTCGAGGACGCCACCGCATGAGCGACCGCATCCGAACGACGCCCGACGTGCGCTGGCGGTTCTCCGGCGTCGGCATCACGCCTACCTTCCGCTGCATGGGCTGCAACCTGTCGCGCAGCGGTACCGGCTCGAAGGGCTCCGGGATCTTCAAGCGGTGCGCGGCGTGCCTGGCGGCGAAGGCCGAGGCGAAAGCGAAGGCGGCGGCGTGAACTACTACGAACGCCACATCGGCGACTACCTCAAGGACACGGCGCACCTGACGCTGCTCGAGCACGGGATCTATACGCGCTTGATGGACGTCTACTACACCCGCGAGGGGCCCATACCGGCCGCCGATGTCGTGCGCCTCATTGGAGCGAGGGCGAAAGACGAGCGCGAGGCCCTGCGGGCAGTGCTGGCCGAGTTCTTCGAACTCGTCGACGGTGCTCACGTTCAAGCGCGTTGTGATCGCGAGATCGAGCGATTCAAGGACAAGCAAGCGAAGGCCAAACGCAGTGCGAACGCACGCTGGGAACGCGGCGAAGCGCAAACCGAACGCAATGCGAACGCATCAGCGGACGCAATGCGAACGCATAGCGAAGGCAATGCACCGCGCGCCCGTCCCCAGACACCAGACACCAGACACCTACGTAGCGAAGCTACTTCGGTTGTCGCGGCGAAACCGCGACCGGCCAAAAAAGCGCCCCCCGATCTTTGCCTTACCGACGAGCTCAAGGCATGGGCCGCAGTGAACGCGCCATCCGTGGACGCCGACGCCGAGCTGGCGAAGCTCAAGGATCACACGTTCGCCACTGCGCGCACCGACTGGCCCGGCACGCTGCGCAACTGGCTGCGCAAGGCGGAGGAAGACGCGCAGGACCGCGCCAGGCGCACGCCAAAGGCCACCACTGGCCACCAAGCGGAGCCGGAATGGAGGCGCGAACAGCGCGAACGGACGGCGGCTTTTGCCGGGCCTGCCGCCGCGAAGCGTCAGACGGAAATCATCGACATGGAGCCGAGCGATGCCCCTTCACGCCTCGTTGGTTGAGCGCCTTTTCGAGAAGCTGACCGTCCGCTATGGCACGGCGTTCATGCGCCAGTACGCCGACCTCGAACCAGCCGCGGTGAAAGCCGACTGGGCCGAGGTGCTGGAAGGCTTTGATCGTCCCGCGCTCTCCTACGCGCTGCGCTACCTCCCCACGCAACCGCCGAACGCGAACGCCTTCCGCGACATCTGCCGCCGCGCGCCAGAGCCCGAGCAGGCCCGGATCGCCGGCCCGACGGTGCGGCCGGATCCGGTCCGCGTGCGCCAGCTGATCGCCAGCGTCACCGAAGCGAAGCGCGACGGCCTCACGCCGGCCGAGCGCGTGGCGGCCAGGTTGCGCCAGATCGAGGCCGCGAACGGCGGCGTTCTCAGCGAAGCGCAGCGCCACATGCTGAACGCCTGCAAGCGCCACTGCGCACCGCTGGCGCTGATGGCCGATCAGTTCGAGCCGGTGCCGCAGCACGTTTGGCCGCCGGGCATGCAGGCCGAGGCGAAGGCATAGACCCACCCACCCACCGAACCGCGAGACCCGACGATGAAGACCACCACCGAAAGCAAACAGACGCTGAAGCAGTGCATCAAGTCGCGGCTCGGCGAGCTCAAGCGCGAAGGAGCCACGGCGAAGGAACTCGCCGCCCACTTCGAGGCCAGCTACGGCAGCACGTCGGAAGCCTGCTACACGCTGACGGTCAAGGGCGAGCTGGCGTCGCGCAAGGTCGGCGCGCGCGGCAAGGCGAACCAGCTGCTGCGCTACTTCCTCACCGAGTACGCGCCGCCGCTGCCGGAACTGTCAGACGCGCCAGGGCTGGCGAAGCGGGCGCCGCGGGCGACCAGCTTCGCACCTGGGCAGGAGACCACGTTCGCCGACGGGTTCGTCTTCACCAGGTGCGAGGGCTTCGAGCGCGTCGCCGACCAGCGGCCGACCGCGACGCCGTTCTTCTCCGCGTTGCGCCCTGGTGCGTATCCGCTCCACACCGGCAGCGCCATCGAGCGCGCTCTGGAGTCTGCAGCGTGATCCTGATCGGCATCGACATTGGGGTGACCGGTGCCGTCGCGGCGATCGACGCGCACGGCTCGCCGACGATTGAGGACATTCCGACGCTCGCAGTGCCAGGAAAGCGCATGGTGCGGCGGCGGGTCGACCCGTGCGGCTTGGCGAGGATTCTGCGCCGCATGGTGCCGGCCGGCGAAGCCGCGACGGTCGTCTTCGAGGACGTGCATGCGTTCCCGGGTGCACGAAACAGCCCGCAGAGCCAGGGCAGCCTCATGCACTCGCGCGGGATGGTCGAGGCCGTCGTCGAGCTGGCCCGGTTCAGCGTGCACGCCGTGCAGCCGTCAGCGTGGAAGCGGTTCGTCGGATTGATCGGCGAGGACAAGCGCGAGGCCTGCAAGGTGGCGGCGACGCTGTACCCGACCGCCTCGTTGCTGCTCGAACGGCTGAAGGATCACAACCGAGCCGACGCGCTGCTACTGGCGCACTACGGCAGGAGGTGCCTCGCATGAGCAAGGACCCGAAAACCGTGCCGGCGAAGCTGCGCGAGTTCTTCAAGCGCAACCCGGACGAGGAGCTCACGACCGACGACATCCGGGTCAAGTTCGACCTCAACGAGCGGCAACTGCACGACCTGCTGCACTACCTGCGCAAGCGCGGCGAGATCGAGGTCGAGACCGTGCGCATCGTTCGACCGTTGCCCACGGTCGACGCGTCATGAAGCTGTACCTGGTTCCACCTGGCCGCGGCAACTGGGCTCCGATCGTGCTCACCGTCGAGCGCAAGGGCAAGGCGCTGCAGCCGATGTTCATCCAGCGGAACCAGCGACTGCCGCTCGGCGGCGTCATGTACCGCATCAGCAAGGTGACCCCATGAGCGTGCGAACGATCAGAAACAAGCGCGGCGAGGTGGTGGCGCAGACCGCCGCGGACTATCAGCGGCAGTTTGAGACATTGGTCGCGCAGCTCGACGGGCTCAACGCACCGCCGCCGGCGCGCCGCCCTGGCGTCAAGGCGCCGCCGGCGGGGATTGGCATTGACTGGCGAGGTGGGGCATGGAGTGGCAGACGAGGCTAGGGTTGGCTCGGGGTGTCGTGGCTGGGACCGGACAGGCGGGCTAGGGCTGGTTGGGCGAGGCGTGGCGACGAAAGGTCGGCAGAGGCAAGGCAGGCATGGCACGGACTGGCAAGGCAACGCGGAGCACGGCAAGGACTGGAGTCGAGCGGCAGGCACATCACGATCAACCGGGGCACCGATGAACGACAAGGATCCCAACGAACGACCCACCATCGCCGAACGCTATTCGACCGCGCTCGCCGCCGGCTCGACGCGCATTGCGGCACGTGCGTCGAGCGGCGACGTCGTGCTGGCCGCGGCACTGCAGGGCAACCGGCTCGGCGCTGCGCTGCTGCGACTTCAGGCCGAGTATGACGGCGTGCGGGTCAACCTCGAACGTGCGGGCGCGATCAAGGCCCGCAACATCGAGCACGCGCGCGAGCTGCAGAAGCGCGCGCAGGAGTTCGAGCGCAAGGCGCGCGACGCCGATCGCGAGCACCTCGGCGTCGAGGCTGCCGTCTTCATGCGCCAGGCCCAGCGCCTGCACGCCGAAGCGCTGGCCGTGCCGAAGCGCACACCCGACGAGGTCAAGTCGTCGCGGGTGTTCATCCTGATCGAGCTCAAGACACTGACCGAAGCGAAGCAGCGGGTCGGCGCGCTGGCGCTGGCGATGTCGGCGAAGCGGAAGCGGCCGAGCGAGACCGAGGTGGTGCTCAAGCTGGCCGGCCAGGTGCTCGACGTCTTCCTGGATCCGAACTGCCACGAGTGCGACGGCACCGGCAAGTCGGGCAGTGCATACCTCGGCGAAGTCGAGCGGCAGTGTTGGGTGTGCAAAGGCGTAGGGCATCGGCGCGACATCATCGGCCGCAACACTTCAGAGGTCACATTCGCCGCGGTGCTGATGGGAAGGCTTCAGCGCCACGTCGCAGAGGCTGTTCGCGGGATGGTGGTCGCGCTGAGCGCCGAGCAGCGGATCCACAACGAGGCCGACGCGACCGACGACCTGCAGGCCGTGCTCGAGCAGCTGGCCCGCCGGTTGGCCGACCTGCGAAGCGAGGAAGCAGACCGCGACGAGGTGCTCGAGCCGCTGGCCAGCAAGGTTGAGGAGAAACCGCCCGACCTCGACATCGTGCCGCCTGATACGTAATGCGCTACACTTGCGCCCGTCTGCGCATCGCCACCCACCCCTAGACCAGTCGAGACACCTAGGGGAATTCGCCCGGCGTTTGGCCGGATCCCGCCCAGCGGCATCGAGGTAGCGCTGCCGCATGCACGAACACCCACGGAACAGAGCCGGCCCCGCGCCGGCTTTGTCGTTTCTGGGACCCGCACCCCTACCGCTTGAGGCTTGCCCATGCCGACAGTCGTCACGATCACGGTCGACGGCGAGCCCGCCGGCTGCCCCACTTCTTCCCCGACCCTGGCCGATGTGATGGCCAAACTCAACCAGCTGCAGGAGCAGATCACCATGAACCACGCCGAAACCGCCGCCGCACTGACTGCCGTCGGTGACCGTCTGACCGAAGCGTCGACCGAGATCGTCGCGCGTCTGCAGGATCTGCAGGCCGCGATCACCGAGGCCGGCAACACGACGCCCGAGGTCGATGCCGCTCTGGCCCGGGTGCAGACCCTGGCCGCCGCGCTGGCCGACATCGTGCCGAACGACCCGCCCGCCGATCCGCCGCCCGCGGAAGAGCCGGCCGATCCGCCGGCCGAGCCGCCCGCTCCCTGATCCCAGCCCTGTCTTCGCAGATCGCCCGCCTGGCTGGGGCTGCGGGCTGGCCAGCCGGAGGTGCGACGAACACCGGCAGCCGCCGGCGTGGAGCGAGCACGGCCGCGTCTCCCCGGCGACAGTGCGGCGTGCGGCGGCAACCCTGAGGTGTGCGGATGGCACAGGCCACATTGACGATCGAGGTTCGGGTGGCATGGTGGCTGCGGCCGTACCTGCACGCCTTGGCCTGGTTCTGTGCGCTGCATCATTGCGAGCCTGACGCGCTGCGCCTGCAGCGGGTCGTTCGGCGAGCGCTAAGAGTGTCGGCTGTGCCCTGAAATGGGCAAGGTCAAGAACCTGAAGTCGGGCGTCTCAGTGCTCGACGTTCGGACCGCAGCGGCGTTGCCGACGGCCCTTCCGTTCAATGACCGCCGCAGGGGCACGATCACGCAGCAGGGTTACGGGTGGGCGTGGCAGCAGCTGCGCTTGCGGATCCTGAAGCGTGACGGCTATCGGTGCCGGTGCGATGAGTGCGTCGAACTGAAGCGCATCCTGCCTGCAAGCGAGGTGGACCACCACGTGCCAAAGGCTCAGGGTGGCAGCGACGACCCATCGAACCTGCGCGCCATCAACCGCGAATGCCACAAGGCAAAGACCGCGCGCGACTCTCGCGGCGAAACCTACAGACCCGTCAGAGCCGATGACAGGGTGTGAAAGTAGGGGGCGGGGGGGGTTAAGTTTGGCCGGCGGCGCGGTTCCTGAG